CCTGTTCGCGTGTAATGCTCGCTTGAACTGAGACTTAGGATTTGTCATCTGAAGACCTTGCTGCTTTAACATAAATAAGAGTCCATCAGGGCTAACAAGATATTTAGAAATTCTTACTAGATCTATAACAGGAGCTGTTAACACGTTTATCATTTCCAAAATTCCTTTTGGATTGTCATTGCCTGGTCCTTTCTGTATACCTCTTTGCACTAATGGAGCTTTCATCCACATTGGAGCTCTAGGATTATTTCTCTGAGCTTCTTCTCTCAAGCTTACGAAATCGTTCTGCTTGTTATTACCTATCTTCTTGTAATACTCATCTGCATTTTCTAATAAATTTCCTTTTTTAAGTGCTAAAGCAGATTCAGGTACCATTTCCCCTCCTCTTAAATTAGTTGAAAAATTAGATTGATCAGGTGATACCATCTTAAATTTTGTATTGTATTGACCTCTTGTAAAGTTGTGATATGAATTACCTCCTGACGGTGTCTTATCATCAAATGTAAATGCAGGTTCAGTAACCTTTAAAAACGTTGTTTCAAGATTATTTAAATGTTGCCAGTTCGTTCCATCACCTGCTGTTCCTTGCCAAGGTTTTTTGTCTTTTGGTGCTTGCTGTTGATGTATCTTTAACTCTGCTGTTGAAAAATCTATTGGTGCACCAAACGCTGATGGAGCATAGCCTTCCTTCGCTGCTGGATCTGACATCATAGGTATATCAGCTGTTGATTTTTCTGGCGTTGCTTGCATTGATGAAGGATCTTGTGTTGATTTTTCAGGAGTCTGTCCCATAGGATTTACTGGCACACCTGTTGATTTTTCTGGTGTTGTTCCCATAGGCTGTGTAGGATCTTGAGTTGTATAATCAGGACCTTTTAATCCAAACGCTTTGTCCTTAGGTGTATGAGCCTGGCCTTCTAGACTAAATGCTTTATCTCTACCCTGATGATCTCCACCTGGTATTGAAAATGCTTTTGTTTTAGCTGGCTTTTCTGGTGTTGGCAATCCTATTGATTTATCTCTACCTTCTGGTATTTCACCTATAATTTTAGGAGTTGGTATCTTACCTAAGTGGTCACCTCCAACTAAACCTTCTGATTTAGTCTTCCCTTCATGAGCTTGACCTGATAGCTTTGATTTCTTATCTCTTCCTGGATGAGCTTCTCCTATCTGCTTGTCTGTAAGCTTATCTGTTCCGAATATAGGTGCAAAATTAAATGGTTTTTGAGGTAGTGGAGTAGGGAAATTAACAGGTCGACCAAACTCGTTTGCCATAGGTTTTATTTGAAACGCACCAAGAGGATTTACGCTTGTACCTACAGGCTGCTTTCCACCCTTCTTTGATTCGAAGAATTCAGAAAGTGTTTTATTCATTTTCTTTTGAAGCTTTGGTATTTTCTTGTCGTTACTGGCCATTTCTAAACCCCTGTCTCACCGCTTTTATTACCTAATTGTTTACTTACCTTTTTACCATCCAACATAATTTCAAAGTTTGCTCTACCAATTGCAGCTACTATCATGTTTGCTAACTCTTGGTTATTTTGTGGTGCTGCAGCTGTTGCTGCTGGCTGTTGATCTCCTCCACCAGGTACTCTATTTGCTACTGCACCAAATACTGCTGCTGCTCCATCGATAGGTGTTCCATTAAGCATTATATTATTTGCTTTTATTGTAGCGTCATCTTCTTCTGCTTCGCCTCCTAGTGCAGCACCTATTCCTAAGCTAGCTCCTATCGCTGCTAGTCTTTCTAATGTTCCTATTACAGGAGTTAGCAATAACAACGCTCCTGCTAATGTTATAAGTGATAGCGAGAATAGTCCTATTCCTATTGAAGCAAATGGCAATGCCATCCCTACAATTCCCATAATACCTAAGCCTTTTGCAAGGTTGATTAAATCAAGATCTTTAGGTATCAATGCAAGTGCTGGTGCTAGCACATTCATTGCCAAACCTGCAGCGGCTAAACCAAAAGATCCAAATAATAGTGAGCCTCCTGAAAGACCTAGAGCAAACAAACCTGCTGCTACTCCCATTATATGAAGAGGATTTGTTTCCATTAGTATGCTAAAAAATCCTCCTGCTGATTCGAATATCTTTGCAAAAGCATTTCCTACTGCTTCGATTGCTGGAGCTAACTGCTCGAATAAAGTTCCTAATAATCCAAATACTGTAGGGCCAAATAGACTTAGCAGTGCCAATCCTGGCATTGCAATAAGTAGTCCTATTCCTAGCGCTGCAAATCCTAGTCCCATCAATGCCATTGCTGGCCCCATTGCAAATAATTTCTGAAGGGGTAGTTCAGAGACTGTCATTACAAAACTTGTGAATGCTCCTATTATTCCTATAACTGCTGCAGCTACAGCTTCTATAATTGGAGGCATCGGTTCTAGTGCTAACTTAACTCCCAATCCAAACATCCACATTGCAGCTCCAGCAAATGCTAAAGCTATTCCAAATGGTATCATCTGTATTCCTAAAGAACCTATTGCTGCAATACCTAGCCATAAAAACGGATCAGCGGCTGCCTTTCCTAAAGCACCTAAACCTTTTCCTAATGCTCCTAGTCCAACCTGTACTGGTATACCCATTATAGAAATAAATGTAAGTCCTGGAATTGCTAATAACATAGCGGCTCCTGCTAAACCTAATGCTGCTAGTACTGTTGTACCAAACATTGCTTTCTTACTCATTGAAGCAAGTCCTTTTGCAAGTGCTTTGAAGTTGATTGCCAATGTACCTAGAGGAGTTAAACCAAAGAAAAGTAAAAATGGTATTGCAGGAACTGACATTAACATTGCAGGGCCCATAAGTGTCATTGCTGCTATACCTGTAAATGTACCTTCGCCTAGTGCTACAAGACCTTCACTTAAACCTGAAAAGTTATCAGCTATAGAATCCAACCCTACCTTGCCCATAAACAAAAGAAAAGGTATTGCAGGTAATGCTAACACCATTGCAGGGCCTGTCATAGCTAATGCAGCTATTCCTCTAAATGTATTTTGTCCCATGTCTCTTAAACCTTTTGCAAGATCACTTAAGCTTGAGCCAACACTCTTATTTCCTTTACCAGATAGTTTGCCAGTATCAGGTGTTTCAGGCATGGCTGGAGCTTTGTTTGCTTTAAATCTCATATCTGGAGATCCGTCTGCTTTGAGAGGTCCAGCTGCAACTTCTGCTACTTTGGAACCTTTACCTAATACTTTCATTAGTAACGCGTGAGCCTTTTCTTTTGCCCACATTATCATTTTCATATTTTTCATAGAGCCAAGCACATTAAGTGTTGCTGCTATTGTTGTCATATTTTCTTTTGCAAATGCTCCTAGGTCTTGTGCCTTAGCAGCTGCAGCTGCCCAACCTTCAGGTTGTTTTTCACCTGTCTCTGTTAGACCTGCTTGCAAGTTTAATTGTTTTTGAAGTTCTCCTGTAGAAACACCTAGCATATCTGCCGCTGCTTTCTTCTGGTAGTAGTCCATGTTATTGAATCCTTGAATACCACCTAGCTGATTTAGCATTTCCTTATAACCACCTTGTAGATCACCAGCGTATATTAACTGCTGAGCTCTATCTATGTTTATATTTCTACCTAGCATTACAGATAATTGCATTGCGTTATTTCTAGCATTGTCTATATCCATTAGCTTATCTGCAGTCTGAGCCATCTGATTTAATGATGTCCCCATTTTAGCTGCTTCTACTGCTGCTTTACCTAAAGCTTCTACATTGTCATATCCAAACTCTGCAATAAGATCAGCACTGTTTGCTACATCTTGCATTACCGCACCTATTGGTACTCCTGCTCCTCTTGCTAAATTGCTTACTGTTTCTAAGGATGATTTTGCTGTTGCTGCTGATTCGTCAGACATCTGTGAAGTTACTCTAAATAACTTGGCTGCTTCAGCACCTGATAGATTATATGACTTAGCCATTTTGGCAGTATCTTTAATCATATCTTTTGTTATGCCTGCAGTACCTCCCATCTCTTTTGCAAGACCAGAATAAGATGCTGCTAATTTCTTAGCACCTATTCCGAATACTCCCATTGTCAAAGACATACCTATGAGTTCTCCACCCATCTGCATTGATTGATCACGTGACATCCCTAGTTCAGCACCTGCATCCTTCATTGTGCTTGCAAATTCTTTACCAGCGCTAGCTGCAGCAACCATAAACGCACCAGTAGCTATCTTAGGATCTTGAGCTATAGCAGTAAAATCGTCCCATTTATCTTTAAACGCACCAAAGAATTCTTCATTCTTCTTTTGCTGATCAGCTCGCTTCTGCATTGCTTTAACGATAGATTCTTCTGCCTGTACCTGTACGTCAGTGTCTGCCTTCATTTTCTGGACTATTGCCAGTTGGCTTTCTTTAGCTGAAACAATCCGTTCGTTTATTGAACCTGCCTGTATTCTGTTTTGCAGATCTTTATCGTTTAGCATGGATATTCTTTCAAGCCTATCTTGAATTCCTTGATAAAGTGATGCAGATTTAGTAAGTGATGTAGCTTCTTTAGCTATTGATGAAGTATTCTTATTTGTGAGTTCTAGTATAGTTTCTCTTGTCGACTGCATAGCGTCTAGCATAGACTGGTTTTTACTCTGCAAGACGTTTAAATCTTCCTGAGCTTTTATTGCGTCATAATATGCTTGATTTTTCTTGTCAGCCATTTTCTATTCTACCAATTAGATCTTTCGTCATCTGCCATAGCCTGCACTTCTTCCCATCCATCTTCCATAGCCTTAACTCGTTTAGCAAAATCTGCAACTGCTTTCTTCCCTGCAGGACTTGATTTAGCTATATTATCTAGCTTTGCAGTAAGTCTTTTGTCTCGTGATTGTGAAAGTACACTAGATATATGTTTAAGTACACTATCCATAACACCTTCTTTTGTAAGATCTTTGTTTTCTGAGACGGTCTTTGCAATGATTTCTCTTATTGCTTTTCTCAAAACTGAATTTCCCATAAAAACTTCTCCCTTATATATTCTATATTAGTTTAATATAAATATCAAGTTTACGGGGATTTTCCTGATGGTTTGTTGAATGAAGGTCGCTTAATACCTGTAGAGCTTGATTTACCTTTTGATGCTTTGTTATGTGCGTCGTTTTCCGCTTTCTTAACTTCTACTAGCTTCTTATAATAAAACAATCTTAAATAAGAAGGCATTGTATAAACATCAGTATGGGTAAACCCACCCTGGGAATTATAACAAATTTGAAATATCTGTTCGTGTAGAATGGGCCTATAGTTAGACCCTAGGCCAAAAAAACTCAACCGTTAAAGGAATTGATAGCTGCTCCTCGTGTCCGCATTCTTTGCATTCAAAGAAGTAAGTCATATCAACATCAGGTGTTACTGAGTCTAAGTGCTTCCTAAATGATAATGAATCTCTAGATATGAATTCGTTTTCAACAAAGCTATTTATTTCGTTTCTATCTTCTTCACCATCAACTGCAATGATCATTTGCTTTAATCTGCTTGTCAATTCATAAGATACTTGAGAAGAACGTGTTTGCTTTTTCTTTCTCTTAACTGCTTCTGTTATAACAGCTTCATCTCTATGTGAAAGTACTTTGAATGTCAATACTCTCTTGCTTAAAGGTAGCTTATATTCAAATTTATTTTCATTTTCAGGATAACCATCAATGATTTTATTTTCTAAATCTGCAAGGTTAACTACTTCACTAGATTTGACTCCACATGCAGGACACGTTATGTCAATTTTATAGTCAGCTCCGTAACCTAATACTCTTGCTGCTACCATAATAGCATTTTTATCACCTAGTACTAAATCATCGTAATCGATTCTTTCACCTTCTCCATTTCCTACAATTAAAGATCTTAAAAGCATATCTATAACTACACCTTTCTGAATAAGATTCTGTGAAGTAAGAATATCTTCTTCCTTTGCAGTCATGTATTTCATCTCTACTTTACCTGCAGCCAAAGGATGGCCTTTAGGATATAACAATCCTTTACTCGGTAAATCTATGATTTCTGTAGGGAACTTTAATTCTTTTGCGTTTTTTATTTCTGAATCCTGGACTAACTGCTGCTTAAGTTCGTCAGTTGATAGTTCTTTTCCTGGATAATTGTCTGTAATTTTTGACATAATATAACTCCTATAATTCTTTGTTTTATCGTAACTAGTATATATAAATATATACAAACAAAAAAAAGCCCCAACTTAATGAGGCTTTTCTTAATCATTGTGTTTATAATACTATTAGTATTGTAATACTGCGTAATCTATTCCTAAAGTCATTGCAATGGTTACAGCTGTTCCGTCTTCTTCCCAACTCATCTCTCCAAAATCTGCATCCTTAATGTATGCGCCTTTCAAAGACCATTCTTCTACCTTATCACCAACAGGTCCTAATACATTGATTGTACAGTCTTTTTTGTAAAAGTCTGCGTAACCATTTCTACCTGTTACTGATTCGTGATGAAGCCTAACCCATTCCATAACAGCCTGAGCTCCTGAAGGTACAACTGGATCATACATTTCTAATGTAACGTCTGTCCACTGACTTCTTCCTTTAAGTCTTCTCTGGTTGTTGATGTGCTTTATTACTAGTTCACCGTTTTCTATTTTTGGTCGTGTTACTTTTCTACATAAGTATGATGGTAAGCCGTCCACATAAAATACGAATCTGTTTTTCACCTTTGGTTCAAATGCTGTGAACATCATTTCCGTTGGGTCGATTAAATTTGCCATTTCTTTTTCTCCTTAGTTATTTAATATAAATATCACCTAGTCGTTAAATGTTGCACCAGTTGGCATAATGTTAAAGTCAATAACAATAAACTCTGCTGCCTTAGCAGGTTGAATGAATATATCACCTTTCATGATATTTCTATCAATTACATCAGGAGTATTATTCGATTCATCCATAATAACTTTGAAGGCATATAAACCTTGTCTTTGTTGTACGGATTCCATATAAGGATTAACTTGTGATAAAAATCTGTTTCTAGTTGCTGCTGTGTTATTTTCAAAGATTAAGTATTTAGATACTGAAGCAATGAATTTCTTAAGGTTGATTAACAATCTTCTAACGTTAACTCTATCTAATGCTGATGCTTTCTTTTGAAGAGTTTTCTGTCCCCAAACAACTACACCTTCACCAGGGAATGTTGCAATTGGATTTACATTAGCTTCATATAATTCATCTCTGTTAGCATGTGTTAATTTTCTTTCTGCTTGAACTACTATTTCTTGTCCACCTCTGTTTAAACCAGCAGGAGCAAACCATTCTGCAGATACCTTGTCGTTGAATGCATAGATACCTGGCATGATAGCCGATTGCGGTACCCAAACATATCTTCCTGTTGCAGGGTCTGCTATTTGAACCCATGGCCAATACATTGCGCCGTATGAAGAATCTTTGTCACCAGCTTCTACTGTTGCTTGAGCCAATGATTGTCCGTATGGTACAGGATCTACAATTGTCATCACATCACCTCTTTCTTCACATACAGTAAGCATTTTCTCTACAATATGATTCATAAAGAAGTCGTTGATTCCAGGTGCCATTAAAAGGTTAACGTCATATTCATCAGCATTTGATAATAAGTTTAATGCAGTGTTGTAAGCATCAGTTCCAGTTGAACCTAAAGTACAGTCAATACCTTGTTGTTTAGCATCTAATTTACCAGCGTTTTCATAGAATGTGTTAGCAGTAAGTAGCATATCTCCATCAGTTCCTCCATTAAATGAACCTGAAGATAATTGAGGTAATGAACCTGTTGCTGTTGATATAGTTAATGATCCGTTATCATCTAAATAATCTACTGTTTGAAGAACTGAAGGTTCGTCAAGGTAAACGTATTTACTTCTGTTTGGCCATGAACCATAAGGCTGTAGAAAAGGAGATGAAGTTGCAGCATCCTTTACTATATAATATGATGTACCTATAATGTTTCCTATGTAGTTATTTGTTTGTGGATCTAATGAACAAGCATTGAACGTTTCTAAAATAACTTTACGTTTTTTAGTATCATCACCTCTTCTAATAAGAACTGTAAATGTACCTTTCTTTTCGTTGATTGTGTTTACTTCCCATCTTAAATTATCTTTAGTTCCATACTGTACATCATTAACAGTTAGTAAGTCGTTAGTTCCAATAGTTCCAGCTGGTGGAGTACTGTTCATAATTAAACCATCACCAATTGTTTTCAAATTAAATGAAGAAGTATAGTTTACTAAGTTAGAAGACATAGAGTTTGGTACACCAGCAGCAATTCCGAAAGATCCTGTTGAAGATATTCCGTTTGTTGTTGCTGTAACTGCAGCGCCTGATACAAATGTTGCAACAGGACCGTTAGTTAATGTAGTATCTCCTGAAATAACAGAAGATGTAAATTCTAGTGTTGGATTAGCTGCTGGAGTTGATTGAGATACAAAAGTATCTGGTGTTATAGCATTTAACTTAGCAACAAGATTTTGGAATGTTGTTTGGTAAGCTGTAGTATCTACTTCAAAGTAATAGATAACGCCTGTATCATCAGTTGGAATTGGTGCATCCATACCTCTAAATAAGTATGCTGTACCATTTGATTGAGTATACTGTACAAAGCCACCATCTCCAAAAGCAGCTGCATCAAATACTTCACTACCTGAAGGTGCTATACCTGCATTAGTTACTGCATTGAAGTGAGCTTTACTTTCTGCATTGTTATAATTACCAGGTAAGATCCTTGTTACTGTTAGCGGTCCACCATGCTTTAAGTATTCTTTTGCTGTTATGGAAGTAAAGTATTGATAATAATCACTTCCTGATTTAAACGAATCTCCAAACTTTGCTTGGTATTCTGAATACGTAAATACCTTTGTAGGTATCAACGCCGGACCTTTTACTGTTGGACCAACTATTGCTGCTCCGATTTGCCCGACACCTTGTTGTACAAAAGATAGGTCATTTTCTCTTGTAAATACACCAGGACTAACTATTTTTTCAGCCATTTTTATTTCTCCTTAAATAATATAAATTGTGACAATCTATTCACGTTATTTCAATATATAAATATAAAGAACCCAAGTCAAAAAATTTATTATGCAGGTATAAATACACCTGTATCTAAATCCAATTGGCCTTGTCCATATTTCTTAGAAAGCTCTTGAACAAAATCAATTTCTGATTTTCTTATTTCTTTATACATATCTTGAACTGTTTCTTTTTGCTCATCAAGTACGTTTTGTTCTATCTGTAATTGACCTAATCTAACTGTAATTTCGTTGTAGCGTTCTTTTACTTTTGCTACCGTTTCCATTTCTTCTTTTGAAAATTTTGTACCTTCTTTTGTTGTTGCTGTTGCCATAACTTTTTCTCCTTATAACTATTTTGGTTTGATAATACTATTCTGTGAAATTAGAGTTTCCACTTCACTCATTGTTCTTACTGTTTCTGATTCTACATTTATTTTAACTTGACTAAATGTTTTAGGACTATAATTACTCATTGCTTTTTGAATGCTATCAGGTATTACGAATCCATTTATTGATAGAGTAAATGTTGATTTTGATACTCTATCTTGTCCTTGCTCTGCTACTGACTCGATGTCAAAACTGTCGATTTTTGAAAGAAATTTAAATGATTCCTCCTTACCCCAGTATTGACCTCCAGCATAATTTATATCTTCCACTATCTTGTTTAGCTGTTCTAGATACTCTGTGTATATAATACATGAATAAGATAGTTTTACATAGTCAGGTATTACTACATTGTGAAATTGCTTTGTAGGCTGTCTATTTGTTAGTATTGCAAAGTTATCGTATCTATTAGATTTTGTGTGGCGTTTTTGAAAAGAAGTGAATAGAGGATTATTGACATCAACTTTAGTTCCTAGAGTATTTACTTTTTCTACATTTGTTCGCTTATATACTATAGCAGGATATTGAACTTTTCCTTTTTTATCTCTATAAACTCCTGATTTCTGTATTGACTTCCATCTTTCAGGTGATCCATATACTACAGGTACATTTATCTGCTCGTTGCCATCCATAACCTTAGGCTGAATTACATTGTCGAAATAGTATTTTATAATCGTGTCAACGTCATATAGATTTACGTGCAAATCTTTTATGTTATCATTTCTACGTATCTCACTAGCTCGATCTGTATTTTTTATGTTGTTTATATTAGCCATATAGTCCGCCTCTTTGTGAGTCTTGGTTAACTCCACTTGTATATTCGTCGTATCCAGCTCTTACGTTTTCAAGTGTATTTATTTTACTTCTTCTCATCTCATGTGTATCTACTATAACTGACCAGCTAGCTCCATGAGTTCCAGCATTATGATCTGTTGCTGGGTTTTTACCAAATAGATATTGGCCAGAAGATATAGTATCTATTTCAAAGTAAGCATTGTCCCAGAATATAATATCTCCAATTTCTAAGTATACATCTGCATCTTGAGCATTTTCATTAGGAGATGTTGTGTTGTTTAAAGTACCTAATTCTAGCGATGCAAGATCATCTCTAAGGAATGAGAATTTTGTCTGCCTATTATAATCAGTGCCTATCTCTTCTGAAGTATACTCTTTTCCTTCTTTCTCTATAAGTCCTGCGACTCTAACTCCTGGCTTGTATACTTTGTTAAGCGCTTCTCCGTAAAGATTTTCTTTTGAATCAAAGATTGAATGCTTGAATATATCACAGCGAGTGTCAATTATCTCATTGAGCAATTCTCTGTTTACTTTTCTAAAAAACGATATGTCTCTTGCTGATCCAAATAATGCCATTGTTATCCTATGTATATGTTTAGTGGTGCCTTGTTAAGCATACCTTGTTGAAATTCTGTTATTTCTTGTTCTTTTTCCATTAGGTTTCTACGAGATGCATTTTCTAAATCTTCTCTTAATTGAGCAATTAACAACTCTGCTTCTGCAGTTCCTTCACTTCTTAACGTGTCGCCATCTAATGTTGTTTCTGCTCCTGGAATTGGAATCGATGAATACTTACTTCTAACTGAACCTAACACTTGTTTTACTAATGAAAGAGTATATTTTCGTATCCACTGCTTACCTGGGTCGTTTATATTTGCATACACCATATTATCATAGCCCATGTTTGAAAAATCAGAAACAGCTGATTCTGTTATTAGTGTATCTCGTGAATCAGTTTCTATATATTGTATATAAAACTTAAATTCAGATTGTGGTTCTGGGTGTATTCTCAATTTGTTGTTTATCAATTCGAATGAATACATAGATTTTCTTATAGTGTCATCAAATTCTACTTGCTGTATTTTTAATAGGTCATCATACAAAGGCATTGCTAAATAACTAATACCTGCCATTGTACCTCCCCAACCAAATGAGTTTAACGCTAGTTGAGAACCAAATTGTGGATCATAGTGTCTAGCCTGTGCTGGTGTTTTTTGGTGGAAAACTCTTTTAACTTCTAAATCTGCTGTCACATTAGCTCCGTCAGAACCAGTTAAAACAGATGTTAAATCGTATTCTTGATTATAAAGTGTTGGACTTCCAGGGATTTGCGTTGTTGTTATATGTCCTGTTTTCCAGTCAACTAAACCTCCACTACCTACCTCAGAACCATACTGCTTAGATAAAGCAATAAGTCTACCTAGATTTGGAGTTATTGATTGATGCGTAAAGTTCGAGGCTGTTGAATTACCTTTTGCACTTAACAGATTTTCTCTTATATTAAATCTATTTACTTGTGCGCCATACTCTGTCACTGCTTCTTCGAAGCACGCAAACAACTGTATGTCTTGTAATTCTATATCTGTAATAGGATATCCTAATCTTCTAGCGCACCAATCTGCAGTATTTGCTGATGCTGTTACGTAAAGGACTTCTGTATCATACAATCCAAATGGAGTACTTCCAGATACATTCGCTTGGTTTGCCGTTCCATCATATATTGTTATGTTTGCCATTATTTATTCCCTATTATGCTTTTATATAAATATCAAGTAAGCAGATCTTTAACTACATTCCCATTAACATTTCAAATACATCGTCGATTGCTGGATGTCTATGATTGTCTAATAGTATTCTCTTATATACATATTCAGAACTTGCTAATTTAGATATATCTACTATTGCTGAATAGTTTTTATCTTTTAAATCTATCTGTTGATTATCACCACAGAATATCATTGTAGATCCTTTGCCTAATCTGCCTAGTGCCATTCTTAATTGCGATCGTGTTAAGTTTTGGAATTCATCTATAATAACAACTGAGTTTTCAAATGTTCTACCTCTAAAGTGTGCTAGTGATACTAGCTCTATTGTCTCTGTCTCTTCCATCTTTTCGAGTATCATAGGTTTATTGTAAACTTTTCTCATATTGCTTCTTATAGGTACCAACCAAGGCTCCATCTTTTCTTTTTCAGATCCTGGTAAAAATCCATTATCTTCTGTAGAAACAGTTGGTCGTGTGATAATTATTTTATTTATCATTCTCTTAAAAAACATATCAAGTGCTACCTGACAAGCCAATAGCGTCTTACCGCTTCCTGCTTTGCCTACAATAAAATTATAAGGGTGATGCAACATAGCTTGCTTTGCTGCTTTCTGCTCTACTGACAACGTTATTGAGAATTTAACATTACCTTTTGGTGGTTTCTTTTCTATATTTTGTCGTGCCATAACATTACTCCGTATTTCTTTAGTATAAATATGCAGTAAACAAAAAAAAGCCCTACCGAAGTAGGGCCTTTAATTAACAACTAATAAGTTATTTACCTATTATGAAGGTAAACCACCTAAATTAGACCAGTTAGCATCTGTAACACCAATCAATCCGTAGAAGTCGTTTCTTACAACTTTCTTCGCATATCTTGTCATCACACCTTTTCTTGGCGTAAAGTTAGTTGGATCATAAACAAGTGGAGTCATGATTAATGGGATATATGGAGCAAATACTGCACCAGTTTCAAGGAATTGGTTTCCTCTGAAGCCCATTAAAATTTCTTTACCTGTCCAATATGGATTTTTGTAAATCGTAAATCTGTTCGACATTGAACCGATTGCAGATACACCCATTGCAAAGCTTGAAGCAGTTCCATCAGTGTTTGCAGTATATCCAGCGATTGACTCTAGATAAGTTGCGATCTGTGGGGAACATACAGCGAAGTTTGCACCACCTCTCATTGTTGATTGGTGAATTGCATTAGATACAGCATTCATTTTAATACCTAATTGAGCGAATGCATCGCCGAAAGTTTCACCAGCTTGTGGAGCTACTGCTGCGAAATCAGTTGTGAATCCACCAGCACGAGCTGCAGCTGATAACATACTTAGGATTTCTAAATCGATTTCCATAGTGATGTATTCAGATAACATAGAAGTTAGTTCAGCTTCTGCGTCAATTGAATGATATGCATTCAAATCTTGAGCAAATTCTGGTGACCATTTAACTTTAAGTTTTCTAGTCTTAGCAACTAAAGCCTCATTAGTTAAGTTAACTTCTAATTCAGGAATTTCTAAATCTGTTCCAGTGTTTCCACTGTTACCTAATTCAGCAATATCTCTGTCTTCGAAATCACCTCTTAAGTTTGCAGTTGATGTGTTCTTGTAGAAGTGTAAAGTTCCACCAGTACCTGGACAAGATGCAACTTGAGATCCTGTGATAAAATTGAAAGTTACTGAAGATGCACCATCATAAGCAGATGCAGTCATTACATGTGAACCTGATTCAATGTAAAAAGCACCGTGTAAATCATAGTCTACATCAGCTGGGTCAGTAGCTGTCATACCTACAAGGTTTAATACCCCTGTTGATAAATCAGCATCTACAACATTCACTACTTTCTTAGCTAATGAATAGCCAGAACCAGCGCCTGTTCCTGAACCTGTTGAAGCACCATCAGAATACAAACCATCAGATAAATTTGCTTTACCTTTGTTTGCTGTATTTCCGAATAAGCTATCTTGTTCTACGTGACGTCCTTTACCTAGTGTACCACCAGTGTGACCGCCGTATTTAAAGTCTAACCAAAAAACTAAACCAGATGGTAAGTTCATAGGTTGTACTGAGACAAATTCCTTTGCAGATAATTCGCCAAAGATTCTTCTAACTAATGGAAGTGCAACACCGTTCCAATCTTCTTTGCCAGTACCAGTTGTAGTATTGTTTGACTCCGAGATAAGTTGTTTTGCTTGGTTTTCTAAAAGAATTGCAGTGTTATGCTTATCATATTCTGCATTGATTCCTTCAAGTAGACCAGTTTTTTCCCACTTAGTTACAAGACCTTTTGTTTCGTTTCTCTGAGCCTTAAATTTGGCTTGAGAATCTTGTAATAAATCGTTAATTTGTGACATTTTTTAAGTCTCCGTTTTTCTAATATAAAATTATTTTAATCCTGCTAACCTTTGCATTCTACCTGCAAAAGTGTTCGATTCTACAATAACATTCTTTGATGGTTTTGTAGAACCTTGTGCTCTAGATGCAAAGTTTTCATTTACTTTTTTCTTAGGCGTGTATGCAGTTAAAGATTCTGCTAAAGTAGAATATACTAATTTAACCTCTCTTACTGAATTTGCTCTATCGAAAGTTTCGATTACTTTCATCTTTTGCGATTCGTTCAAATTGTTAGAACGGAATAATTTATTTGAGAAAAGTAGTTTAGAGTTCAACAAGTTAACTTCATTGATTTTGCTTTTTAAGTATTTTATAACTTTGTAAGCTTCTTCAAGTTCTTCGTCGTTTTCTTTAACTTCTTCCTCATCTTCACCTTCAGTGACTTCTTCTTCGTCTTCTTCTTGTAAAGATTTAATTATTTCATCCAAGTCCAATTCCTCGTCTTCTTCAACCTTGTCTTCTTCAGTTTCAGTTACAGTTTCTTCGTCCTCATCAGTTTCGTCAAGCTTTTCGTCTTCAGTTTCAGTAACAGGTTCTTCTTCCTCTGTTTCTTCCATTTCGTCTTCGCCTTCCAATTCTTTAATGATTTCTTCTAATTCTGCATCATCTTCTGCTTCGTACATAGTTTCTTCTACTTCTTCACCTTCTTCGTATGATTCTTCAGCTGGTGCATCATCACCTGTTTCTTCTGTTTCTTCATCCGCAGAAGCTACTTCTGTAGAGTCATCAGCGATTGCCGCTTCGTCATCTTCGATTGTAGTGTCAGTAGTTTCTAATTCTTCTTCTTCTGACATTTCATCGTCCATTTCTTCAGCGATTTTCTGTGATAACATTGATTGAAGTTTTGGAGTAAATGCTTCTTCTAAAGCTAGTTTTGCGTTTGCGATTGCAGTTGAACGAACTGCCTTTGCGTCAGCAATAGCTTCTTTTAATAAGTCTTTTGACATTATTATTCTCCTAAATTTTTGTTTGGAAATAAGGTTATTGTGAACCTTAATAGATTGTTTATCTTTCCATGCTGTACCTTATAGAGAAGGTGACATTTGCGCATGCTTTTGTATTATATAAGTATATATGCAAAAGCCGAAAAACATGAAAATTTTGATTTTTTTGTAGCCCGACGGAGAATCGAACTCCGATTACCAGGATGAAAACCTGGCGTCCTAGCCATTAGACGACCGGGCCAGTATTATAAGGGACATTAAGCTACCACATAAGTTTAAGCTACCTATTCTCAGTCCCTTATAATTACTATTGAGCCTTGCCGTCTACAATACAAGTCCACATATGATTCTTCATAGCTTCCTTTTGCTTTTTAGTTTCCCATGAAAGCTTTCGTATTGCTTCTTTCTTCTGTACTCTTCTAACCTGAGCTGGCTTGATAAATTCTTTTCTAGATCTAAACTCTTCCATTATATTTGCATCTTTCATTTGACGCTTCATATATTTCAGTGCTCGCTCTAATGTTCCCGGACTTGCATCTGGAACTCTAACTGCATTTGGGCAGCCTTCTACATAAAACTCATATCTGCCGAGTTTCTTTCTAAATGGTCTTTTCTTACCATCTTTGTTTTGATAGCTGTTGCTATTCGATTTGTGCTTTTGATTTCTGTTATAAGCCATAAATTTTTTGTTTTTAGTTAAACCTTTATTAGTATCTAATATAACTAAAAAAACCGACATATAAAAATATATGGCGGTCTTTTTAATAAAGTAATGTTTTTTTATTTCTTTACGATATCTACGTACTCGCCTTGATTAACTATCTTAGCTTTTTGTAACATATCTTGATAATAATCTTTGATTTCTTTCATGTAGTTTGCAACATAATCACGTCTCCAGCTATCAAGATCTCTATCTTTATCTATAGCTTTAGCTTTAATAGCTGCTTGTTCTTTTTCTTCTGCTGCAGCTTCCTGTTTGTATCTTACGTAAGAATCAACCATTCTAGCATATCTATCAGTTACAGTTTTATATGTATCCCATGATGTTTGGTATTTACCTTTTTTAAGCATCTGAGTATTTTTATCTATTACTTGCTGTACTACCTTAGCAGCTTGAGCCATAAGTTTTTCCATGCCTTCTGCACCTGTTGCTGCAACTTTCATAGTTAAAGCTTTTTTGTATCTCGCGTGGTTTTTGTTAGCAACGTCTCTAGCTTGCATAAGTGCCGTAGCACCTTTTTGAGCGTCTGCTCTAGCAGCTTGTAATTCTTTTGATGAAGGTATATCTGATAAAGCAATTGATAATACTCTGTCAGCTACTTCAGAATATCTTTTGTAATTGTCAACTGATTTCTGTTGGTTACCTATCATATCAGGTTTGTGTGAATATCTTTGCTTTGGCCAGTACATAGATTTTTTACCTATAGTAATTCCTATAATACCTTTATTAAGCTGTCCGTATTCTGAATCTCTTTGGAATGGGTTTACTTTTTTGTCGTTCAATATAAAGATATTCATATGATCATTGGAAGGGTTAGCTTTCGAACTTACATTTTTATCTTGTACATCTGACCAAGCGAATCCTCTAGTCTTTGCAGTCGAACCAAAGAACCTTTTGTCAGTACTATCCATAACTTGGAACAATGCAGTCAATGCTTTAGATTCAAACTTTTCTGTTATTAGAGACTTGATTATTTCTTCTCTAATTAACTTTCGTAATTTTATTTCTGATTTCATATATCTACCCTACTTTTTCTAGTTTATGTGTTTGTGTTGCCATCCAATCATTGCCAGATAAACCAGCCATTTTAGACGCTTTCTTTATAGCTTCAACTGTTGATCTTGCTTTAACAGTATATGTTTTTGATTTTCTTAATTTAACGCCTGATAAGTCCATATCTGCAAATGACATCTTCCAAGTTGCAAAGCCTTCTGCTATTGTGCCTTCATACATAAGATCAAACATTAGATCTTGGATATTAGAATCTGTAGAATTACCACGATTTTTTTCAATAGCTCTTCTAGCTTTTAAAGCGTTTTTTGCCAATACGATATGATATCCTTTTTTAGGGCCGCCCATCTTCTTACTATATTGAGAACCTTGCATTTTAGAACCAACAGGTCTAGCGTTACCTCTAGGATCAACAACAACATACTTTTCTTCAACAACGATTTTCTTTGCCGTAACTACATTACTTAGTCCTTCGAATGCTTCGTTAACCTGTGATTGAAATTTGTTTTCGTTTTTAACTGCTTTAGATATTGCAGCTCTTTTCTTAGCTAAATACTCGTCTGATCCATCTTCATCACCATCATTATCTATATCACCGTCTTCTTTACCTACAGCGTCCATAGCTTCTTTAACATCATTGATTTCATAGTATTTGCCAAGTTTTTGGCCTATGTCTTCGAATACAGATTCTAATCTTTGTTGTAGAGTTGACATTTCCTTTGCAGCGCCTTCAAACACTTTAACTGATTCAGCAATTGATTTAGTATCTCTTTTGACGGATACAGAATCGAACCAATCGTCTTGTTCTTGCATAACCATCTTGCTAGCGTTTTCAGAAAGTTCTTTAATGTTTTTAACCATCTCTGCTATTTCCTGTGTTTTGTATATTTGTTTTCCATACTCATTAAATCTTGATACAGCTTCTAGAGTTGATTTTCTTTCTGACTCTGTCATCTTTTCTGATTTGAATCCTGTAGATTCGTTGAGTACTGCTTTGCGTCTCCAATCTCTAATATCGAATTTTGCCATTTTATTTTCTCCTACTTGGTAACGAACATTTGCAAGTTAAATCACAAAGCATTTCGTTGATTATATTATTTACCTTGTCGTATTTATTTATATTATAAATATCATTTACTGATTCCTTAATTGGTGCCATAAAAGCTCCGTGAGTTGATGGGTTGCTTACAAAATCCCAACACACCAATTCAAAATCAGGTTGTACTTCAACTGAAGGTGGAGCATCGTCTTCGTGTATTTCCTTAACTGATCCCATACCTCTTGAAGATATACCTAGTTTAACTCCAGCCTTTAGCAATTCTTTTAATATGTTTCCTGATGGAGTGCTTAACACCTCTACAGTACCAACTAAATCATCACCTTTCCACCATATTTTTTTTACATTGTGTGAAACATTCTGCAAATTTACTACAGATGATTCAGGATGGTCAAGCTCTCCAAGAGCTCTATTTTCTGCTATAGGTCCTTGAGCATATTTTTCAGCTTCACGCATAAGAGTTTCTTTTGGATATACTCTGCCGTTTTGATTTTTTGCTTCAGCTCTTTGAAGTACTCCTGTGACCAATACTCTACCGTTGTTTTTTTCTTCTGACTCTTTTATCATTTGAGGTGTTATATCAAATGACGAATAGTCTATTAAAAGTGATTTTGCCATTTAGAATCTCCTAAGTCTTTCGCTTATTCTCATCATTCTCTCAGATATCTTTCTAAGATTCCCTCTGGTGGATTTCCAGTATGACATGCTACTAACTCCATCTTCGGTTTTGAGTTTAATGTTTTGGTTAACTGTTCTTTCTATCTTAAATAGTTGAGCTGCAACTTCTTTTATAGACTTATTAACCTTTTGTTTGGAACTTAATGTTTCATCAGTTTTATAATTCTTGTAACTTATTTCATTTAGTTCTTTAGCTAGCTTCATAAAAGTAGATTCGTAAGTTTCTTTCTTCTTCTTCTTCTTAAAAGCTTTAGGTGTGTCGTATGATTCCCCACCACCTGTAACGTTCATTTCGTCCATTTCGTTGTATAGATAGGTATGATCTTTACCTTCATCATCTTTCTTTACAAGCTTACCATCATTATGTAATGTAGCCATTTCTTCTTTTGTGAAAGAAACAACATGCTCATTTACCATTTCATCTAATTTTTTATTTAATGACATTAGCAACCTCTTTAATTAAGTCGTATGTTCTTAATACTGATATAATATGTGTATCTTTTATAGACTTGTCGCTTTTGATTTTTTTCAGCTGGCTACTAACTTCTTTAAGTTTTATCTTTACAATTTTGTCTTTAATAAATTTAGATGCTTTGTCTAATTTTTTTGTAGTCTTATTGATTTCGCCGTGGATATATTCTTTAAGCTTGTCTGTATTTGATATATTTTCTATATATTCTCTAAGCAATGTTTTCTGCTTAGGTCCTAGTTTTCCATACTTATTATTGAACTTTTCCAAAAGAATTTTATATGATAACATACGTACATCTTTATCTTGTTCTTTGTACATATCATATGTTTCATCTACTCTAGATTTCTTTGCTGTAGAATTTGTTATCGTTTCTACAAGTGAATATCTAAATCTAACTTGATTTGATGGAGATGCTCCTTCGAATAAACAATATATAGAAGCGTTTTTAGAATAGTTAGAAACGTTTGCTTTAAAAAAATCTTCAACATTATAGCTTGATTTGATTTCCTTAATAAGATTATATTTTTGTTTTCTAAGAGTTGAGCTTGAAAGCTTTTTTCTTTCTTTTAAAACTGCATCTATAAATTTGTCTGCTCTAGATTCTGATTTAAACTTTTCACTTAATAGTGTTTGGTATAATCCTAGCTCTTTCTTAAGAGATGTGTTTTTCTTAAAAAACTCTTTTATAATAGATATTGCAGGGGAACTTTCAACACCGTTTACAGTATCGCTGGTCACCTGTCTAACAAGTAATTCGAATAGAATACCTGTATTTTTGAATTTTGAATGTTTTACTGCCAATGTCTTTCCCTTAATATATCTTTATATATACTTTTATATCTAATAAATATCACGAAGTGTATTAAATATCATCTTTTAATATATTTTCCTCGTTTAATAGAGTTGATTTGTTCTTACTTGCTTTGTTCATCTCATCAAAGATATTAACCGCCATTCTTCTTCGTTCTTTACCTTCGAATTTTCTTAAATTTTTATTGTTCTTAAGCTTCGAATCTCGCCTTCTTTCTTCTTTGGCTAGTGGATCTCTACCTCTTGCTGATTTTTGAGTACCTGGCTTAGGGCCTTCCTTAGGTCTTCCCTGTCCAGGTTTGTTTTCAGATACGCCTTCATCGTCTGCCCATAAATCTACATCCGGCATATCAGGTTCGAACCCTCCTTCTTCTCCAGCTGGTGGTTGAGAACCTTGCTGTAGAGCCCAGTCAGTTGCAACTGATATCTTAGATGTTATAGGATTATTTCCTGCTTCAAGTTCGTTGTGTAGGAATAATCGTTTCTTGTCCTGCTGTACGCCTCGTTGTTGTTCTTCCATTTCGTCAACTGACATGTGCAATATATTTTTGTATGCCCATTCTTCTGATACCATACCACCAGATTTTATAGAATCTATAAGCTGGAGTTTCTGAGACCAAAGTTCGATTTTCTCTTGTTCGTGTATTGTCGATGAGCTTGTCAAGGATAAATTAAAGTCTACCAAATCTTCTTCTGTAAAGCCTTGTGAGTACAAGTGTACCATAGCCATCTTTGTCAACTCTGATATAAAGATTCTTTGTATTCGCTCTATAGTTCTTGCAAATCTTACATCTTGCGCAGCGAGTGTTGCTTTTCCTTCTACACCTTCTTCATATCCTAAAAATGCTTTTGGTATTTTAAGTGCTGCAAACATTCTGTGCTTTAAGTATTCTACATCCTCAATTCCACCAAATTCCATACCTGACATTGTATCAATTTCAGTACCTGTGTTACCACCTCTTACAGGGAGATAGACATCCTCCATCATATTGGACATATTAAACCTTAGGTTGTATTGACCAGTTTTAGGATCTAGATATGGAGTTTTTTTCATCTGACTTATAACTCTCTGCATATATGTGTCTACTTCTGCTGGAGGTATATTACCTATGTCAATTTTATATACTCTTTTTTCTGGTGCACGCATAATTCTATGAATCAACATAGCATCTTCCATAAGAGTTAATTGCTTATATGTTTTTCTTGCTGGTTCTATCATTGATTTACCATACGGTAAGAAATTCATATCGTTTAAAAGTCTAAAGTGAGCTACTTCATAATTACCATATTTTGTATTTGTTCCACCAGCAGCCTGTTGGCCAGCACCGCCTCCCATAGAAGGATCATGATTGAACTCTACCAATTCAGGGTTTGCAGGATCAATACCTTCTTCTCTGTACATTTCGTATGGTGATAGTGCTGTACAATTTGTAACACCTACTGTTTCTGTAATGTCCATTTTTAAATATAGATCTCCATACTTGCACATGTTTCTTACCCAAGGCCATGCATTGAATTCTATGTTAAGTACATCATAAAATAAATTGTTTAATACCTTCTGAACTCTTTCGTTTTCAGAGTTAATTGTTAGTACATTACCATATTCATTTTTAAGAGTCGACTCATCTGCATAGATATCTAACGCTGAAGATATAATTGAATCTTCATCCATTAGTTCGTAGTCAGTATATAGTGATAGTCTTAGTGTGTGAAAATTAGCTTGCTGATTATATCCATAGTTGTCACTTTGATATATTCTATTAAATCTATCTACAAGTCTATTTGTTGATAGTTTCTGATTAGACTGGATCTTTGATAGATCTGCGATCTTCAATCCCTTGTCTGTCCTTCTAACTATTGTTCCTGTTGAAAATAGTGTTTTTAATCTTCCGAAAAATGTTTTATCTGCCATTTTGTTTTAGCTCCTTATATCAACCAGGTTAAGTCTTCTTCGTCGTTTCCAATCTTTTGTTTCCAAGGATTTACACCTTGAACACCATCATTGCCAGTATAGGCTCCTCGAGTGTTAGTTATACTATTGATAGCGCTTTTATTCATTGCCAATCCTTCATTGTGCAATCTCAAAGCATTATCTCTAACATACATTGCGATAGAAAACGCCATTGTTAAATCGTCATTGTACCCTCTTTGAGCTTCAGCTTTGTGTCCATTCCATATAAAAACGAACAGCTCATCGATTAACCTTTTTGATCTAACGATACACGCCTTCTCCCTAAAATAAATATCAAGTTTCGATATCAAAAGGGGTCGAGTTCTTGAAGACGTTGTAAATCCTGGTGTCATATTTTCTCTGTTTTTTAAATCATAACCTTTGCTTAATTGTGTTGCTGCATCATGAACTCCTTCATGTTTGTATGTATAATAGAGATTTCTGTATCCTCTATCAATAGCAGGTTGTAGTGCAGCCCAACCTATATTTGCATTTTCTACTACTAGTAAAGCTTCATTGTATTCTACGGATATATTTACTAGCATGTTTCCAAAATCTTTTGTAGGTATTTGAGATTTGAATTCTGCAACTTGTGTCATTGTTTCTATTTCGATAACATGAAAAGCAGAATAATCACTTGCATCTCCTCTGGCAACATCGGCAACTACCATATAAGATTTTGTATAATCTGGATAGTCCCAAATCCACATCTCATCATCACGGCCTCTTTTTTCTATAGGCTCTTTACACATATTGTCTTGATACCATGTAAGAAGCTCACCAGAAACAACCGAATTACCAGAAGTTATAAAGTCACAATCACATTCTTGTGCTGCCATTTTTTCACCTAGCAATTCTGTTTGTAAATCTCTCCACTCTTGGTCTCTTTCAGGATGCTCTGTCCAATGTAGCTTGATAGGATTAAATCTTCCATCACCTCTTTCTGCTTCTTGCCAAGTCTTATGAAATAAGTTACCAGTCCCATTAGGTGTTGATAGCAAAACTGCTCTACCACCAGTTGCTAATGTTTGCTGAGCTGAAGTCCATATCTCATCTATCTTATCTATAAATGCAGCTTCGTCAATTACAAGTAATGACAGCGCTTCTGATCTAGCAGCATCAGGTGAAGATGACACGGCTTTTACTTGAGAACCATTTTTAAGTCTAAGAGAAAGTCTGTTATCTTCTTCAGATCCAACACGGAGCCAAGAAGGTAGCATCTCATGCATAACTCTAATCTTTGTAATAAGATTTTTTGCTGTGTCTTGCTTGATTGCAATTACTAAAACGTTATAGTCTTCATTGAACACCATACTCCATACTGTAAGACCTGCTGTTAAAGTTGAAATACCCATCTGTCTAGATTTAAGTATTATATTAAATCTTTCTGTTGTTAACTCTGTAAGTGCTTCTTCTTGGAATGGGAATAGATCGAACTTGATCTTCCCTTTCATTGGATGCTGTATGTAGCAATACTTTCGCATAAAGTATATAGGGTCTTGCGAACACCTAACATACTCTTTAACTAACGCTTGTTTTATTGTTTCTTTTGCCATAGCCCGTATATATAAATATATATGTTTTTAGTTTTTAGTTGATCTGGCCAGCTAAATAAATTGCAGTTGATGTACCTGCAACGCCTAGTACTACGCCAAACCATCTTTTGTTATACCAAGCATCTGTAATTTTTAATCTATCGTTGTATAATTTAATCTGTTGATTTAGCAATAAGATTTCTTCGTCTTTGCCTGCAACTATTGATAGATTGTTTACACGTAATTGAAAGAAGTTTGTGTTTTGTATTTCAAGATTTCTTATGTATTCAGTCTTAACCGAATCTTGATACTCCAATGTATCTAATGCTAGAAAAAACGCATCCAATTCTGATTGTGGTATCTCAACCATCTTGTCTTGTGCACAGCATTCTTTTGGTGTAGCACATGACACTAATAAGATTAGCCCTAGTATATATAATATCTTTTTCATTATTTCTTACTCCTGTATTTATTTTTAAATTCGGAAGTAGTTTTCTTTGCAGATTTTGTTGATTTTATCTTAGACTTTGTATTTTTTAGTTTTACATCTGTCTTCTTTATCTTTTTTACTATTACTTCTTCTTCCTTCTTCAACTTTTTAGTTTTTGCCTTAACAGCTTTTACCTTAGTCTTGTTTTCTTTTACATCCGCCTTGAATTGTTTTTTATTTCCTTTTGCTGACATAGCAAAAATAGCGCCTATCACAGCACCTATTCCTAATAATACTCTCCATAATGTTTTCATTGATTGTTCTCCTTTTTTTTGTTAACCATTTCTTCTATATTGTTTGACTCTGTTTCCATAAACTCTTCAAACTTTTGCTTCATATCTTGCTTTGCGATATCAGTCATCTCACTCCAATCTTCTATCTCTCCAGCTTCTGTTATGAAATGCTTTGAATTTATATTTCTTAAATAATCTTCAAACTCTATTTTCTTTTCTGCTTTCCAAGATTTAAAATTCTTTTTTACGTTTTCTACAAGCCAATTGTCATATGTACCTGAATGTCTCATTTCTATCTCTGATCGACTCTGGCAGTGCAAGCAGTGCTTATATCGCATATACATAAATTTGTGTTGAGACTTGTTCATAGCTCCGCCACATGAAGGGCAGCTAATAGGTATTCTTGCTGCAGCTCTTGCTTTATCAAGCTTTCGAACATTTTGTTTGATACCGTTTTTTATTGTCCAAGTTCGGCCGTTTTCTTCCCACACATCGCCTTCTTGTTTTTTGGACTTGTATTTTTTATAACCTGTTTGAACTCGAGATTTAGAACCGTAATCGCCTGTTACGAGATTTCTCATTCTTTGTATTTTGTTTTTGTCCATAAGCTTAATATAACAAATTTAATTGACATAGAAAAATTATTTCCATGTTAAAAATATATCATCCCCGTAATTTGGTTTATAGGAGCAAATGCTCCAGTCAATTTGTATGTCTTTCCTTTATATACAAATACCAAACCTTCACTAGGTACTATAGCTTTCATACCGCCAATTGAATTTAGCTTGTTTAGTTGTTGAGAAAGTCTGTTTATTTTTTTTATATCACCGCCTTTTCTTACGATTGATATTGCAGACTTTACTTGCTTTCTCATATTCTGAACTGCTTTGTCTGGATTTGCAGCAAGATAGCCATCTACGTTTTTAAGTACTTCTACTCCTAACTCAAAAAATAACTTTTCAAATGGTAGCATATTCTTTTTTATTTGATCTGCAAGCTTTGTCTTGTCGTAGTCGATTGCTTTTGCTAAAACTTTTTCGTCTTCTATTGTTTTTTTATTTAACCTAAAAGATTTGTCAGAAAATGCCCATCGTTTCACTAGCCCCATCTTGATTCTGTTTTCAACTTTGCCTATTTTTTTATCTACAAATTCTTGCCAATACGCTTGGTGGTATTCTGCAAATGTTGATGAGTCAGACATCTTATATTTTGACATTAACTTGTTAAGCTTGCCTAAGAAATAAGGTCGTTTTGCAGCATAGTTTTGATGAGGATTTATCTTTAAAAATTGAGGGCCTATAATACTAAAGTTCTTTTGAACATTAGCATCAGCTTGTTTTATCATACCTGCAAGTACTCTTGCTCCATCTTTAACTGCTCCTATTGCCATCCCATCTTTATATTGTAAAACATTGTGAAACTGTAGATTTGGTGCGTCATAGCTAACTACATTTGAAGATGCTGGCCACATTATTTCCATGTTTATCCAATTGTTACCATCATCAAATATCTTTTTCTTTTGCTTGTCGTTTATACTACCTATAGCTTTTGTAAGATCGTTCATTGCGTAATTAAACGCCTTTTCTATATTTCCTCTACCTGCAAACTTTGAAGCTATAGCTTTTGAGTCAACTCCTCCTCGCTTTATATCACCTGTATTTCTTGCTGCTTTGAGTCCCTTGTTCCACGTTACAAATAAATTCTGGCCATCAGTTTTTTCTGTCGCTGCTTGTTCTAGATCTAGCTTGCCTTGTAGTGAAATATCTATTATCTGTCTGAAGTCTCCAAATGTAAGTCCTCGATCATCAAATGGGTGTGACATGTGGCCATAAGCCCCTCCTTCTAATATCAAGCCTTCGCTCATTATCTCTCCATCTTTCATAGGTTTTGTTGGTTCCTTCTTAGATTGTGGAGCTGCAATTTCTGCACCTAGATAATTTACAAATTCATAGCCTGCTGCTGCAGCTATATATTTAGACCAACTTGCCCATCGCTTAAAAGCATCTCTACCTCTTTTATCTTTAAGTAGATTTGTACCACCTTGCTTTCCAGGTAAACCTGCAGGGAAATATGATACAGCACCAGTTGGTCCTCCACTCATATCAGTCTTGAATTCTGTTTTGTGGTCAAAAAATTCTTCGGTTCCTGTTAGATAGTTTAACACTTCCATTCCTAGATTTATAGAATTTGTTATCTTTGAACCAAATTTCTTCCAAGACTTTTGATCTCCCCAATATCCTCTTGGGCCATCGTCAACATTTTGCCCTGATGTCTTTGTTTCGCTTATAAGTTTTGGTATGTCGAAGTAATGGCAAAATCCTTCCATTATCTCATTTAGTTTTTCAAGCTTGTTAACTATTAAGTCATAATTTTTTGTATGTCCGAATACGCCTTTAAACAATTTAAGCTTTTGTTTTTTATCTATAGTCTTATCACCTAGTGCAGTTCGTATTGTTGTACCACTCATCTCTCCATAACCACCAACACTTAATGATACATGTGGAGCTATTATTGTATATGCTCCATCTCTATATCCTATCTCAGCTTTTCCTTTCCAGGGTCTAAAAAACTTACCACCTAGTCTGTTGGCATCTTTTTTACCAACCATAAATACTGCTGCTGTTGTTTCTGGATCATACTTACTTAGAATTTCTTTTGCTTGGTATGTATTTTTTACCTGTACTACTTTTGATATTCCATAGGAATTTATAATCTTTTTCTTTTCACTAAAATTAAAAGGTGATTTAGGTAAATCTACTTTATTACTCGTAGCGACGTATGCGTCAGAGAATTTACTTTTCAACCATTTAAATGTCTTAGCATGGTGTTTACCCATAGGTTGAAAACGG